TCCAGTGGATTTCTCAAATAAAACAAGAAAAGTTGTCATCAGGCGTGGGCGTACCAGGGTCCTGGACAAGTTTGAAGCTGGCAGCTGCTCGCTTGAAATAGTTGACACAGATGGTTCTCTGGATCCGACTGGTGGCGATTATGACATTAAACCTTTACATCAGGTGCGCGTGTCAGCTACTTACGGAGGGTCAGAACGGTTCCTTTTTTCGGGTTACATAGTCTCCTGGACTTACAACTTCAGGAAGGGAGCGAGTGCCGCCTGGATAAACCTGGAGTGCATGGATGGGTTCAGGCTTTTGAACCTGGCAAAGTTCACTTCAGTGACAAGCGGTACAGCTGGTCAAACAACTGGCACACGCCTGGGGAAAGTTTTAGACGCAGTTTCGTTTCCTTCAACACAACGAGATATTGACACTGGTGACACAACTGTCCAGGCTGATCCAGGAACTGAGCGGACAGCTCTTGAAGCATCTCAAACACTCGCTGAAACAGAACTGGGCGGCGTTTATATGACCGGCGAAGGTGACGTTAAGTTCGTCTCCAGGTCAGAAGCAATCAAAGCTCTTGATGGCACAGCGACAGTTTTCGATGATGACGGAACTGACATTTCCTATGAAGGAATAGCTTTACAGATTGATGAGCGGCTTCTGAGAAACAAAATCAGCGTGACCAGGAGCGGCGGTTCAGCTCAAACTGTTTCAGATGCGACCAGTATCACCAATTATTTCGAGCGAAATATGTCCAGGACAGGGCTTCTTATGCAAACAGATGCAGATGCTCTCTCCCAGGCGAATGCAATACTCGCAGCCAGGAAAGACCCTGACTTGCGAGTGCAGCAGCTGACGATTGACGCGACAGAAGCTAACGCGACAAGAATTGCAGCTGCTTTAGATTTAGATTTTTACTCCCCTATTACCGTCACTCGTTCATATCCGAATGGAGATCGAACAACAAAGACATTGACCGTTCAGGGGATTCAACACACGATTACGCCAGCAACATTCAAAACAACATTCACAACAACAGAGCCTCTCGTTGATGGATTCATTCTTGGGTCGTCAACTAAAGGTTTACTAGGCACAAGCGTTCTCGCTTATTAGGAGGAAACATGGCAGGAGCCGGTTTTAAGACATTCACAGACGGTTCAGTTCTTACAGCTGCCGAAGTGAACACATATCTGATGCAACAGACCATCATGGCTTTCGCGGATGCGACAGCCAGGGATGCAGCAATCTCAAGTCCTTCAGAAGGCATGTTTGTCTATCTCACAGGAAGCAACACTCTCCAGTATTATGACGGCAGCTCCTGGACAGCCACTTCATTGACCGCCGATATAACCGGAATTGTTACAGCGGCGGCGAGTGGGCTCCAAGGAGGGGCAACGAGTGGAGACGTTACTTTGTCCTTGAATCTCGCTGGCTTAACAGCTGCTCAAGCATTTGGAGCTGACGGTGCAGGGGTTGACGTAACTTTGCATTCGGGGACTTCTGGTGATTACGCCATGTGGGATGCTTCAGAAGAAAAGCTCGTAATTGAAGGAACCAACGGAGCCACTTCACTTGAGGTGAGTGACGGCAACGTGGTTATCGGTGATGGAACTTTGACAGTCGGCTCTGATGGCGCTGGCGAGGATGTCACCTTCTACTCTGACACGGCGGGCGATTCTATGGTTTGGGATTCCAGTGCCGAGAAGCTGACAATCACAGGAACCAATGGTCAAGATGCTCTAGATGTTGCAGACGGTGACGTTTCAATCACAGATTCTTTAACAGTCTCAGGTGGTCTTGTAGCTCCTTTACAGATTTCAGCTCAGACGGCGACCACGTACACTTTCGTTGCCGCCGATGCTGGCAAGCTAGTGACAGCGAATAACGGATCAGCGCAGACTTACACAGTTCCACCTAATTCATCGGTGGCGTTTGCAACAGGCACAACAATCACAGTCATCGGTATCGGTGCAGGCAAAGTCACTCTCGCTCAAGGATCGGGCGTGACGATCAACAGCGTTGATTCTGAAAAAGCGATCAACGGTCAACACGCTTCGGTGACTTTAATCAAAACAGCAACCGACACCTGGCAACTGGTCGGAAACTTGCAGGCATAAAAGTATGTCAATTATTCATTCACTTATTGGTTCAGTTTCAAGCTCAGGTGGTGTTGAAAAATTCAATGCTTGGGGTGGTTTAATATCTCAATGGAAAGGTCAGGCAACTACTTTAACTGACACTTCCGGCGCAGGTAATAATGGAACTACAACAGGGGCGTTAATAAATGCTGATGCGAAACTCGTAGGTTCGTATGGTTTGCAAAATACGTGGACTGATACCCAAGACCGTTATCATCGTGCGGCAACATTGTCAGCGATGGGGGCGACAAGTGCGTTCAGTTTTTCAGGTTGGAGCAAGTTTACTGGCACAGCTACTGTGTGGGATTCGATTGTTGGTGGTGGACCAGGAAGCTGGGCTTCAGGGTTTGGAATATATGTAAAAAATGTCACCAGTGCAACCAATATTGATGTCACTGGATGGGCTAATGGGTACAGCAGTCATGGCATCACAAAAACTTCGCTTAATCCTCAGAACTGGAATCATTACGCTTTAACGTATGACGGTTCGACTTTCGCGTTTTATGTGAACGGAACTCAGATCGGCACGGATTCTAGTATTTCTGGGGCGGTCACAAGCACAGCTCCAGGTATCGGAAATTTCACTGACACAGGTGGCACATGGGGATATGGCTATGACGGTTATTGTGACGAGTACGGCTTTTGGAGTTCTGGTTTAACTTCTGCTGAAATAACAGCAATTTACAATTCAGGAACTCCTTTAGATTTGACTTCTGATAGCGGCAGTTACGTTTCGTCAAGTGATTTGGTGGGTTACTACCAATTCAATTCACAGAACACTTACAACGTTCACGCTTTCAGGGGTACTGGTACATTCACTGTTTCTTCTGGTTCCTCTGCTGTTGATTATCTGATAATCGGCGGCGGTGGAGGCGGCGGTGGGCAGGCAAATTCTAATTCGTCTGGCGGCGGCGGCGGTGCTGGAGGTGTTCAAGAAAACACTTCTGGAAGCATTACCGTAACTAGTGCTTCTTCTCCTTACACAATCACAGTGGGAACAGGTGGAGCAGGCGGCTCTAATGCTAATGGCACTGTAGGAGTTGACAGTGTTGCTTTAGGTGTCACTGCTAGTGGTGGCGGTTACGGTGGTCGATCCGACCCCGGGGGCGCTGGTGCTTCAGGTGGTGGCGGTGGAATGGATTGGACTACGACTGCCGCTGGTGGTGCTACTTCAGGATCTGGTACAGGTAACACAGGCGGAACTGGTGGTGACCAGTCGGCTGGGACTTACGGTTCAGGTGGCGGCGGTGGCTCAGGAGCTGGTGGTACGAATCATTCAGGGACTAATGGTGGTGCTGGTGGTGCAGGATCATTCCAGATGGGAAATGTTGCGCCTATAACGCCGCCTTATTCTGGCGGTGGCGGTGGATCAGGTACAGGCACTCAAGGCGCTGGCGGTTCTTCAATAGGTGGTACAGGTAAAAAAGACGGTACTGGTGGTGCCGCCGCTGGTGGAGTTGTGAACACTGGTAGCGGTGGCGGTGGCGGTGCTTATTCATCATCTGCGACTTTAGGTGGCGATGGTGGCGCAGGAATTGTTCTAATCAGGTATGAGGTCGCGTCATGACAATAAATACTGATAATCCTGCATATATGGTTGATGGCGTTCTCACTGATGGTGAGGCGTGGGTTGCTTTGCAAACAAATGTTTTGACTTCTGATGCGGCAACAGTAACTTTTCAATCCACGACTGGTGCTAATGACTGGTCACAATATATGGATCTTGTGATAATTGCTTATGTCAGAAACGGAAGGGCTGACACAGGTGGTGCGCCAGCCGCTATGAATTTTAATAATGACACAGGCTCTAATTACAGTTACCAAGAACTTAGTGGTGACGGAGCATCGGCTACAAAACAATCTTCGACTACTGCGGCTTATGCTCCAATGGGGACTGTTCCGAAAGATAGTGATACTGCGAATGTGTTTGCGGCTATTGTAGTTAATTTGTTTGACATCAATTCAGGTAAATACAAAACATTATTGGTGGAAAATGCACAAGACCGAGACAACAGTGGCACAGCACAGATTTATACATGCACATGGAAGAATCAAGCGCCGATAACAGAGATTGATTTCAGGGCTTCTTTATTTGGATATGACATAAACACTGATTCACGTTTCGACTTGTTTGGGATTCTCCCAAGGATGGTGAAGTGATGGCAGTCATTGAAGCAATAGAAACAACATATTTGGAAAAAGACGTTACGTCAGTGACATTTTCATCGCTTGGTTCCTATGAACATTTGCAACTTCGATACAGCCTTCGTTCTACTAGATCCACTCAAGCTTATGACAACATTTATGTTCGGTTTAATGACGATAGTGGCACTAACTACAGTGGTCATTACATGCTCGGTTACGCAACCACAGGAGCGGCTGGAGGGACAACTAGTCAAAGTAACACTTGGGGGTATCGTGCCTCTGCTGGCACAGCAGTTACCGCTCAGTATGGAGTCGGGATGTTTGACATTTACGATTACCGAAGCACAAATAAGAACACAACATTTATGGGGGTTGGTGGCACCAATGGGTCTTACAACGAGACTGGAATGTTTGAAGGCTTATGGGATTCAACCGCCGCAGTTACATCCATTCTCCTTTACCCGACATCGAGTACAAGCTGGGTCCGTGGTTCACAATTTTCCCTTTACGGATTAAAGAGTTCATAATGGCTGTTTGGAATGTTATAGATCACACAGAAATTTCTGGAAGTTCAACAACAACTTGGAATCCGACATCAATCTCAGGTTCATACGACCATCTTTATATTGAGATTTCCGCTCGATCTGATCGGTCTGGTGCAAGTCTCGACTCCTTGTGGCTTCGTTTTAATGGCGACACTGGAGCAAATTATTCTTCGCTGGGATTGGAAGCTGGTAGTAGTTCTGTTGGGTCTAACAAGAACTCTGGCGCAACAAAAATTGAAAGACTATATATCCCTTCAGATGGGCGTGTAACTGATACAGACATTTTTGGAGCGATAAAAATATGGATTCCCAATTATGCAAATACAAGCAATTACAAACAAACGCTCGGACATGCAGTTGTGGCAAACATGAGCATTACAGCTTGGCAATGGATCATTGTGCCTTCTGCTGGGTTGTGGGATAACACGGCTGCAATTACTTCAATTTCGATGTTTCCTCAGAATGGTGACAATTTGAAGGAGTACAGCACTTTTACACTTTACGGAATAAACGGAGCGGCATAAAGGAGCTTAATAATGCCAGAGAGAAGTGAAGCAAGATACAAGGTTGTGAATGGTGAATACATCCAGCTCACGGCTGAAGAAATAAAGGAATTAGAAGATCAGGCGGCGGCTAATGATCTCGACTTTACGCCTGTACGCAATCAACGTGACGCAATGTTACGTGAGACAGATTGGACACGATTAGACGATGCTAAACTCGGCGATCATACAGCTGAGGAATGGGCGACATACAGACAAGAGCTTCGTGACCTACCTAGCAAACACAGCAAAGTTTCGGAAGTAGTTTTTCCTGACGATCCCCCTACTAAGAAAGCGAAAGAAGAAGCTGAAAAATCCTAAGTGGATGAACAGGCTCGCTTATGCTCAGGAGCTTTCACTTTTGAAGGAGAAGAAATGACAGAAATTGACGATAAAGAACTGCTGATGCAGTTCCGCGAAGATGGGGATGAGAACGTGCTGTTGCTTGATCCTTTGACTGCTTTCAGACTCGCTGAGGCTTACAGAACTGATCCTCATATCCGAGAAGTGCTGGTCATAACGAGCGCGGTTCGACCTAGAGAAGAACAGGTCAAGCTGTACCAGGCTTACAAAGAAGGGCGCGGAGTCCTGGCAGCTAATCCAGACAGGAAGTTGCCTGGCGGCTGGCGTGGTTCTTATCACATGCAGCAAACCCAGGCTGATGGTTCTCCTGGACACGGTTTCGCTGTTGATGTATCTCACAAATGGCGCTCCAGCTGGTCCAGGGTGCATAGAACACTCCGAGGAGTCGGACTGTATGCGAATATCGCAGACGAACCCTGGCATCATGTAGCTCAAAGCCCTTCACCTGATGGACCGAAACCACTTCCAGGCATTTATCCAGATTGGTGGACCGGCTCTAGAGAAGAACCAGAAGATTTCAAAGACCCAGTTGACGATGTAGCAATCGACTGGGCAGCTGTTCTCCAAAGAATTGCAGAGCAGGGAAAAATAGTCGCAGCGAAACCAATCAAAAAAGGTGTTCGAGGCGATGCAGTAACAACTTTACAAACCAGGCTGAAAGCTCTTGGGCTGGACCCTGGACCGATTGACGGCGTGGCTGGTTCTAAAACTGAAGCAGCTGTCGCTCGTTTTCAAGACAAAAGAGGACTCCTGGTTGACGGCGTATGTGGTCGAATCACCTGGGATGAACTCTGGAAAGCAGAAGAAAAATGAACTACAAAGATTTAGCAGAAAGAACCATTGCCAGTGGTGTCCAGGGTTGCTTGGCAGCTCTAGGCACAAACAGCGTTCTCGATATGGGCGTTGACCAGTGGAAGCTGATCGCGATGGGCGGCGTGACAGCTGCTCTCGCTGTATTAAAAGGCTGGGCGGCAAGTGTCCTCCCTATTGGTGACAAGTCTCCCAGTTTGGTTAAGTGACGGACAAAAAAGACAATTCACCAGCTGCTCCAGCTAAGGAGCAGGAAGAAGCTACCAGCTGGAAGCAATGGAAGCTCCCCAGGATGAACTTGGGGACTGCTTCTTCAATAATTATCGCGCTTGGTTTCATATTTTGGCAGGGCATGATGATCCGCTCTCAGATAAATGAAAACAGCGATTCTGTCGAAGCTCTAACCACAGCTATTGATGAACTATCCCATGCGACTGACCTGGCAAACCAGGTGAGCATGAGAACAGACCAGCTTTTCAATCAAATGCAAGACATTCAACGAAACGCTGAAAACGATGCTTTCGCCTGGGCAGATATTCAAACCAATATGCAACAAATCAATGATATCTCGGTGGACTTATCTGACCTGGAATGGAAAGTTGATGACCTGGTACTCAGAACAGCTGAAAGCGAATCTCTGGAACCCTGGGAGTTTGATGATTTGAAAGCTCGCCTGATAGCCCTGGAGACTCAGTTTTTCAATACTTCATTTGATAACGATGAATGGGAGCTTGAAGATTTAACCAGAAGGCTGCTTGTCCTGGAGACAACAATTTACAACCAGGGCGATCAATCCTGGGAAATTGACGAACTTTCTCGGAGAGTGAATGAGCTGGAATGGTCATCGGGCGGCGACAATCAATGGCAAATTGACGATCTATACAACCAGCTTTATGACTTAGGAGGGCGAGTGGAAGTTTTATGGTCGGTCTTAGAAAGTCGGAGCTGGGCTAATGAACTTTTGGCATCTCTTGGAGGGTAAATGGCTGAAGAAGAAAAAGAAGGAAAAGATGGTCTCTCGAAGGTCACAAAACTGGTCGCAGCTGTAACAGCTCTCCTGGTAGCTCTTGGAACTTTGGTGGGAACAATCACTGTCACACTTGGCGGCGGTGGTGACGATAAACCTGCCTATTCATACAACGTGGTGGTTCTCGATTCTCCAGCTGCATATGAGAAATTTTTGGGCAATCATCCTGGATAAATAAACAAAATCTTGTGCAAGCAATTTACAAGCACTCCCCCTGTCGGTCTTTCGGTCCCTCCGAAGATTGGCAGGGGGTTTTTCTCATTCTTGGAGGGGGGACTCAATGTTCCCAGTCCAGGGAGTCAAATTCATCCAGGGGGAAGCCTTAGCAGCTGGAGCAGCTCCTGGGGATGACGCTTGTGGACAAATACACCTGCTGTCGCAAAACTGTCGCAAAAGGGGTTCCATTGGGTGCTATTCTGTGCCATGTGTTACCAGGTAGAAAGCAGCAACAGGCAGGGGAAACGCCGTCTTTTAGGGGTTTCCACATGCAGCGAATTTCTTGTACATGGAGAAAGACAGAAGGGGTAAAACCGCAGGTCAGAGAGTTATTCAGCCTGCAAAAATACCCAAACTGTCGCAAAACTGTCGCAAAATTTCTTCCAGGTGGCGCAAATTATCCACAAACCTCTCTTGCGTCATTCTTTTGGCGCGTGGGAGATTCAACAAGGAGGGACAAGTAATGCACAAGCCATCAGGCAACATTCATCACGACACCACAGGGAAACGAGGAACAAAGGGCAGCTACTATGTCCGCTTTAGATTCCCCGACCCGATAACTGGGAAACGTAAAGAGAAAATACTCAGCGGCTTCAAAACACAAAAAGAAGCCAAAGACGCTCTTGCAGGTTTAACAGCTGCTCACGTAGGTGGCGAGCTGGTAGTCAATAAGCAAGGCTTCACAGTTAATGATGGTTGGAAGCTCTACAAAGAAGAACTGGAGCTGCGAGTTGAATTGGGAAAGCTGAAACAAAAAACACTCGACTCGAAGTGCTATGTGTGGCGAACAAAAGTGGAGAAGCGCTGGGGGCATCGCATTATGGCAGAAATTCGACCTTTGGACATCATAAGATTTATGAAGGATACGCCTAAGAATCAACGGCATGTTTACCAGGTGGTGAAACATGCGTTTGATACGGCGTACAGAAATGGAGCGATTGGTCAGAACCCATTTACAAGAGTCAGACGAGCAGACTTCACAGATGAACACACAGCGAAAGTGGAGCCTGAACAATACTGGACTACTGAACAGTTGAAATTGTTTAGAGAAGCGGCAGCTGCTGACAACGACCCCCATCGCTGGTTTTGGGATGTCATAATCTTCACAGGTATGAGGCGAGGAGAAGTTCTGGGCATCTGCGATGACGCTCTTGACTTCTCTGGTCATCCAACATTGGAACTGAAACGCCAGCTGGCTGCTGACGTAAACGGCAAACCTGTTTGGAGTACGCCTAAGACAGAGAAAAGTGTCAGAAGCATTGCTTTAATTGAAGAAGCCGCAACAGCTATTCGAGAACAACAATTTCTCCGAGCTAGTTATGCCCTGGCAGATTACGAATGGGACACACCCTGGCATCGAGGGGAAGAAGTGCAGAGCTTTGACGCTCTTGAGATGGGTGCTGTATTCGTGAATCCTGATGGCGGTATGTGGCGACCAGAATCCTACGGTAAAAGGTTCCAGCGTTACGTCAAAAAACTGGGATTGCCACCGATAGGACTTCACGGCTTGAGGCACACTTTTGCGACAGCAGCTCTTGACGCTGGAGTGCCATTGAAGGTTCTCTCACGGATTCTTGGACATTCCAGGATTGAAATAACCGCAGACGTTTACCAGCACGTCACTCCTGAAACTTCCGAGGCAGCTTTCGAGCAGGTAGCAGGTTTAATCCGATAAATCCTGGACCAGCCTGTTTCCGTGTTTGCTGTTTTCTTGAACAACATCTCTGACTTCTGAGACAATTCGTTTCAGGTTGGCGAGTTCCAGCTCCATATCGGTTGCAATGTAAGAGGCGGCTTTCCTGAAGGTTTCAATCTCTCCTGCGACCATCTCGATTATTTGACGGTTTCTGTCATCGGCGGCATTAACGGCGAGCAGAAGTGTTTTCTCTATTCTTTCAAGAGCTTCGTCTTGGGTATTTTTAAATTCAGCAGATAAAGCAGCGAAACGTTTGTCAATGTGAGTGTCTGTTTCAGCTTTTCTCTTTTTAGCGACTGCCCAAAACTCAGAAATAATTTCAAGTGTTTCTTCTTCGATCTTGTGAATGGCGTTGTCGTTGATTTCTTCTTGACGTTTCATCCATATCGGCGGTGGAGCATCGTTCAGTATTTCTTTCAGCTCGTTAATAGTTATGTCAAGAATCACTGCAGCTCCGACAATAGCGTTGTGTGACCAGTGAATGACTTTGCCGTTTTCCATTCTCGAATACTGTGAACCGGACAAGCCGCAGGCTTGAGCAGCTTCTGAGCCAGTCATACCTTTTTTAAGTCGTGCCTGCTTCAACATTGCAGCTGCGGTCTTTGCTCCGGCGGTGGTCACGTTCATAATTTACCCCTTTTTTATTTTTTTTTCTTGTGGAAATGTAGACGACAGTTTGCCACCTATTGCCATCACAGTGCAAACCTGTGCAACTTTAACTGGGGACAAGTCTTGTGGATGACGATTTGTTGCGTCATTTTGCATTTGCATGAGAGTGCAAACGCTGGCAATATCAGGACATGGACAGAATAGAAGAAGAAGAATTGAAGTGTTACTCAGCTGCTCAAGCCGCTGAATTGTTAGGTGTCAGCGAAAAAACAGTTCGCACCTTAATTAAAGAGGGTCAGCTCAAGTCTTTGCGCGTGGGTTCTCGTTTGTTGATTAGAGCGAAAAATCTCAGCGAGTTTCTTGACGAGTCGGAAGTTGTTGCATGACAATCCAGGAATCGCTTGTCGAAGTGATGCGAGAAATTTCTCATGTAGGCAAAAAAGAACGCAACCAGGCGCAGGGATTCAACTTTCGAGGCATTGACGCTGTTGTGAATGCTGTCGGTCCAGCTCTACGAAAACACAGTGTGGTTGTAGCTCCGACAATTCTTTCAGCTGACTATTCAACTGTTGAAGTGGGTAAGAACAGAACTCCTATGCGTGAAGCGACTCTCCTGGTGAAGTACACCTTCTATGATTCCCAGGGCGATTCCCTGGAAGCTGTGGCTCCAGGAGAAGCTCTGGACTCTGGTGACAAGGCAACAGCGAAAGCAATGTCTGTCGCTTTTAGAACTTGCCTACTTCAAACCCTGGCGCTTCCTACTGATGAGAAAGACCCAGACGCTGATTCTTACGAGCGCGCAACCACTGAACCGTTCTTTGTCAATGAAACTAATGAACCAATACAGGCTGATCTTCTCAAGAGATGCACTTCTCTCGCTCTAAAGCTCGATGACGCTCACCAGGAGGAGTGGGACATTTACAGAGAGAAACATCCCAAATATAAAGAATCGCAAAAGAACGCTGAAGCAGCTGAGAAGTTTTTGAAAGCACTTGTCCAGGAGCAAGAGCTGGAACTGAAATCAAATGCAGGTATGGATTGATGACAGTTCAGATAAGGGAAAAGAATCGCCAGCCTTGCAAGTGTGGTTGTGGAATTGTTGGAGTGCCAGCTGCTACTGGAAAAGGTCATGCCAGGGCTTGCCGCTGTAGAGCTTGCATAGCTGGGCGTAATTCCAGGAGAGGGAAACGCCTTCATCGTGACGTTGCGAACAAAATTGGAGCTTCTACTGGTTATGGAACCAGCTCGCATGAGGAATCCTGGGTGCATGAATGGCGCTGTGAAGTTAAAACCGGCAAACAGGTCGGTCCGATTCTCACAAGGTTTCGAGATGCTCAACAGCAATCAAACGCTTCCAGGGCAATCGGTGATGTTCGACCTTTTGTTTTTATAGCTGATCCAGGGACTAAAGGTGAACCGACTTTGGCTGTGATCGACCTGGATGATCTTCTGAAAATGACTGGAGTGGGTGATGGTCACTCCTGAAGATTTGAAAGAGCTGTTTCGAGCAGCTGGAGAACCGCTGACACATACTGAAATGCTCAATCTTTTCAATCAGGTTTTTCATCCGGTAACAGGGGCAACACTCCAGGGAGCCAGGTTGGCGTTGATCCAGGATGGGCTGATTTGCAAGTTTGGGAAAGTTAAGACTCCAGGAGGGCGACCTTTAGAAACTTACGGTCTCTGCGAATGGATTGGAGCTGCTCCAGCTGCTGATAACGCTGAAATCGAGGAAATAGAGGTCGATGAGTGAAAAAGCTCC